GTAGGTGTCCAGCCAGCGTGCTGTCTGCCACAAACCAGAGTGGTACATCTGGTTGCGCAGAGCACACGCTGCAATCACACCGATAGCGTCCTGCCGTTGCGTTGGTAGTACACGGCGAATGCGGACGATACTAACGTCCTCACCGTCGTAATACTCCCGACCACAAGACTCCCTGAACCTACCGGTCCAGAAAGACTTGTGCACATTAACTCGTAAACCGAAGTTTTCGAGTTCGTGAACAACGGTATGCACCTGTTCGACGGGGACAATTATGTCATCCCCGAAGACACGCACCCGCCCGAGGAAGCTTATTAGGCTCTCTCGGGAAAGCGGTGTGCTTAGCTCCTTCTGGATCCCGACAAAGATCACGGTCAAAAAGACCATGGCCTCGACCGGGAAACAGAGAGCCGAACCCATAGATGCGAACTTGGCTAGGGGGATTTCCCCATAGCTTCGTACAGCAGCCTTCGATGACCTACAGGCCATAACCGCCCCGTGCAATGCGGAGTGGCGGCCAAATAGGTTATCTACGTGCTGCTTCGAAACACGATCGGAAGCCTCACTCAAATCGAGTGTAGCCAGATCTCCGTTGAGAGATCCGGTTTGGGCCATAGACCTGTTAGGGTCTTGATCCTGGATTCCAATCATCTTCGAGAGGATGCTATCCTCAGCGAGATGATCACGGAACGATCGAAAGAGCGACTGCTGCGCATATTGCGTAGCAGTAGGCTCTATTGCGATAATCCGTGGTGTTTTGAGCGTCTTAGGAACTGAGATAACCCTGACGGGAATCTCAGAACCGGGTTCGATGAAGTTAAGTTCCCGGCGTAGATGATCAACCCTCTCGGGTTTCTCATTAACGATCAGGAACTGCTCCGGCGGAAAGTACTGCCGGAGCCGCTCTGGCCAGGTCCGCAGATTCCACTTAGCATTACTGCTAAGTTTGTCTGCGACAACGCCTGGTCCATGCTTAGGTACAAGCTTTTCCAGGACGATATCACTATCGACCTTCAGGAATAGCTCGTCGTAAAGCAAGCTGGCTACATGATTAAATGCATCCCAGTCATGGGGCATCAATCGTGAGTCGGCTGAGCGTACTTCATACTCACACTGGATGTATTCATCCATTGCTCGCCTCTCGCGTTCCTTAGTGACAACCTTGCGGTTGCCAACAAGGGAGACGGGGCCCTTGCGGGTCTCGTCCGGGAGGGCGATCTTGCCAAACTCCAACGTTAGTTGGCGAATGGCATAGATTGCTTCAATGGATGGTTCATCCAGAAGCACACCACTAGCAGCGTCGAACACACGAGCAAGGAAACCTTCCAGGAATGGAGGGAGACCAGTAAGACGCGACCCGAATGTGAATTCGGTAGCGTCCCAAGGCTCGACAAAACCACGTTCAAGCCATCTTTCGAAGGCTTCCGTAGTTTGCCAGGGTTATCGCGAGAAACGATAACCCCTCGTGTTCTACGCGATCTGTGACAGTTGTTATGTCACGGACGGCGCTAGTGCGGCATCGTACAGCCAATTCATTGGCTGTACAGGACCAGAGAGACGTCAGGCTTTTCAAAGCACCCCCACTCTTCGTGGAGGCCACTTTCCTTAGCCCTGACGGCACAGACCTACGCGTTCCTTCCTAGAAATGGTTCACACCCTTTCCTTGGTTGGTAGTGTAGGCCATGCTCAATTCACTCAATCGTCTAAGTGCAATTCTGCCCTAAGACGAAAGCGTCACATGCCAAATACAGGGCATTGACTAGAACAACAGTGACCACCACGAGCTTCCTCGTGGCGACCGGCTGTTGGAAGTCAGTGTACCTACGCCTCGGACTCGTGTCGACATTATTGTCGACCGTGGGCCAAGGCAGATCATCGTCCTCAACCGGACGGGGACCGCGAATGCGGACCCCGGAATCGGCGTCAGGCGAGGTATTGGCAACACGCTCGCGAGACTCATTGCGGGCCCTATTGTACTCTCTTCGAGTACTACGGGCCTCTAATGTAGCCTCTACTCGGTTGCGTAGGTCTTGAATCCAGATTAGGATTCGCCACCCAGCAACTTAGAGATGAGCGCGTTCGAAGTGGCGGTACACAGGGTGTTGAACCCTGCGAAACTCGCCAGCGCCTCTGCGTTCGTATAGCCAGCGGGCGGAAGGTCGAAAACCGTGTAAACGGACATTCCGACCTTCACGTTCTCGCTAGGCCTGAACGGATCGGCGGTTAGCTTCGATGTGTCGAGCCGAACGATCCTGCGGATGCGCTTCCCGTAATCGTGGGAAGCCATCAGCTGGATCAGTCCGTCCGAGCTCGTGTACTCCGACTTATCCTCTTCCACGCTTGTGCGCGGAAGGGAGGTCGTAGCTGCCGAGATCGTGACGGACATCGGATCGGTGAACGACATGGGCATCTCTCCTAGGAGCTAAGTTGGCTCCCGTTGGCGTTTGGTACAGATGGTAGTGCATTACCTGCCCCAGGACATTCCCAGGGCGGCAATAATGGACTTTTGGAATAGAGACAATCCATCCCAGGATAGTCCGAACCCAAAGGGATTAGCACGCCTACGTATCTTGGTCTCTGTGACCAATGACACGGAGGAGTCGAAGAAACCACCTCCAAGATATTTGGAAGGGTAACTCCGGATATAGGTATCTTTCACTATGGAATGTTCCATAATGTACCCATATCGCATAATCAGACCGTCTTCAATCATGCTGTTGATGTTTGAGATGACATCTCCAGCATTACTGAACCAGTCAACGGCCCAGCTCCACGGCGCAAGGTTCCAAATGACCTCTAGATCGAGGTCAACGCCAAGAATTTCTTTGGCGAGGAGAGCCTTCCTATGCATCTCGTTCCGGGAATCATACCAGAACGGGAGGTAATAGGTAAACGCTCCAGAGAACCAACGCTTTTGCGTAAATTCCCTGGAAATCGTTAGTTCGCTGTGCTGATCGGGCGTATACGCCGGATTGAGTGTGCCCGCAGTGGGCCACCCAACGTATGCCTCAGAAGAGGTATACCCGGTACTATACGTCGTCTCAGATACTGGTGGGAAAGTAAAGCGTCTCCGAACTACCTTGCCAGCATCCTTCTCATATTGAGAAAGAAGCTGGTCAGCTCGTAAGACCTCAGCCGCAAATACGCCGATCTCATCGGCTAGCGGCTTAAGTCCGAACTGATACGCAAGGTAATTATCGGACACAACATGTTCAGGCTGGACGTGTTTACCAGTCTGTATGTTGCGTGCTCGGTTATGCCACCCAGCTACTGTGATCTTGGGAATTCCTTCCCGGACCAGTTCGCCAAGTGCAACACCGACGTCCGCGTTACTCCTAGTAGGTTTGCACGCGGCTATTGCCGTCGCGCCCAGCGCGTCAAGCTGGGCGTCCGTCGAGCTTTTGCTCGGCGGAAACGGAAATAGACGCGCATCGATGGACCAGGCGGGGCCTCTAAGGGTGTTAACCCTATTGACTCCACCTCCGACTGGTACAGGCGTGGCACGTACGTTGAGGTTGGTAGGAATACCAACCGCGTAGTGCTTCTGCGTGTAGAAGTCTCCACCGATGTCCGATAGATCGCCAGGCTTGCGCTTGGCTTTCCATTGCGGATGCTCCTCCGAATCAGTTACCTGATCCCCTATTTTCTTTGTAGGGGCCTTTGGCTGCTGGTAAAAGCCAGTCCAATCGGCCGCAGGTCGACCTCTCGAATCGAGATACTCGACCTGAACTCCGCAAGTGTTTTGCACAAGCGGAGTAAGAGTACGTTGACGACGTACTCTGTACCTAAACAAAGGAATAGGCACCAGAGCTCCTTTATGGTTCTGTGGGTATTACTCCCACAAGATAGGAGGATGA